ATCCTCGTTTCAGAAAGCTGAATGAAAAACTCGGTCTCAATGAAAAGGATTTAAGAAAAGCCGCCAAAGCGCAGAACATGGTCACATTTTACGGTGCAGGTGAGAAGACAGGTATTATGAGTGTTGAAGGTAAGCTTGCCAAAATACTCGGTAAAGATACCGACACATTGGTTGTCAAAGCTTCAGATCGTGATATTGTCCTCAATGAAGTGTCAGCAAGAATTGCTCGTGTCGAAAGATATGACCCTGAAGGTGGAGCGGAACTTAGAGTACTTAGAGAAAATATTAAAAATGTTTTCAACAAAGGCTTAGATCCGGGTGATGATATTATGGAACAATTATTTTTCTTAGATCCAAAGACAAAAGATTTAGTTGAAAAGATGTCACGATCTTATGAAAGAATAGTTACCCCTGAAGACTTCAAGACTATCGCCAAAATAATGAGTGAGAACCTTAGAGATCAAGTACCGATACTTAAAGACTTTACTAAGTATTTCGGAAGACTCGCTGAAGACTTTTTGAATAATGCCAGACCATCATCAAGTGATTTCGATTGGAAATCTATAGCTAAGGGTCAAGTACTCGGAGATCGCAAAAGAGGTTATATACTGCCTGACAGGATAAGTGAAATATTAGGATTGAAGGCCGGTGAGCCTGTGAGTGAGAAGCTTATCAAGCGATTCGGTTTTTGGAAACCCAATGGAACTATGGCGGATATTATATATGGTGTTAAGGCTCCAGATAATAGACGTACAGGATTTACAACGCTTAAGCTTGATGTTGCTCAGATAGATATCACTAAGGGTATTGAAGTATTCACAGCAAACAAAATGCCGAAGAGTTGGACAAATGCACCTTCGGTAAACTTTGATGGCAAGGTCATTGAACAGAATTTTACACAAAATTTTGAAGAGAGACTCACCTACAAAGACAAAGATGGTAAATGGGTTACAAACATTCTTCAAATACCGCAGAAGACTGAAGCAACATGGTGGGAACAAGTCATAAACAAATCTGGAAAGATCAATGATATTGTTGATGCCACTCGTGCCAGAACAGCTTTTGGAGTAAACATGAATCATTCCAATGATGCCACTCTCGTTAAGAAGTTCCACTTATGGGGTAAGGAGAATAATGTTCCTACTTCAACAATTCATGATGCATTCTTCGCAAATGCGGCTGATATGTTAAAAGCTCGAAAAGCTCTTAGAGAAATATATTCAACTGTATTGGAAAGAAATGTAATTCAAGATACACTTAATGAGATGAGGTCTAGAGGCTTACCTAAAGAGCTTTACGATAAGTATTTGAATGAAGCTAAGGATATAGGGTTAATCCCTATCCCTGGCAGGTCTGTCGTTGGAGGTAAAGTTTTGGAAGAAAAGGATATCTTGAAATTTGAAGATATTATAAAAGAAATTCCGGAAGGATTTAAAGATGACTATGGGTGGTATGGTATTGGGTAATATAAAGACCCCGTTAAATTAACCCATATTTTAAACAGTTCTGTGTAGTATTCTTGCTACACAAAACTTATTACAAATTTAATAAGAATTGTATTCTTATTCATTTTATTGAGTTGTACTCAAAGGAAAACACATGTCTGAAGAAATTATAGATCCTACTACATCTGAAACTGTTATTGTACCTCCCGCTAAAAAGGAAGACGAGGACTTGGTTACAAAGTTAGTTGAGGAACGTATTAATGAGAATCTTAAGCCTATAAAAGACAAACTGGACAGTGCCTATGCAGCCAGAGATGAGGCACTCAAAAAGATTGCTGAATATGAACAAAAAGATAGAGAAGCGGAACTAAAGAGACTACAAGATGAAGGTAAGCACAAGGAAGCATACGAAATTCAACTGGCCGAAGAGAAAGCTAAAAGAGAAGTGCTTGAGAAAAGAAATGTAGAATTAACAAGAGATATCGGATTAAAGACCATATTGACAGGATATACATTTAGAAGCACAACAGCGTCAGAGATGGCTTATAAGGAAGTTATTGGGCAACTTATCCAAAATGAAAATGGAAACTGGGTACATCGTTCAGGCATTTCAGTTGAAGATTTTGTAAAAACCTTTGCTGAAAATGAAGAAAATTCTTTCTTATTTCAACCTAAAATCTCTTCAGGATCTGGCAGTTCAGGTATAACAACAACAAACACAAAAGAAGCACCTAAATCTATATTTGACCTTTCACAAGATGAAGTCTTAAAAAGAATTAGAGAAGGGAAACTTCGTTAAATAAACAAATAAATTTTAAGGAATAAAAATGACTATAAAGTCTTATACAGGCGCACTTGGTGATACTCATGTATTACAAGAAGCAATCAGTGCATATTCAGATGAAGCTTATTCAAATGCGAAAAAGTTATCTGGAACAGGTATTGTTGGTAATAACCCTTTAATCAATACTGATACAGAAACCTTTATTGGTCAAGTTCGTTGGTTAAAACCTTTAAATCCAACTATCAATGTAGCGTCTTTAACTGATTCTGCTGCAGGTGATAAAACTACTTTTGCATCTGACTTTTTACGTTATGTCAAAAGTGTTCGTACTCACGGTGCTGAAAAGATTAATATGCAACAAATTGTTACTCAATCAGATGGTCTTGCTAAAGTAGGACGTGATTTGGGCGAAACTCGTAGCCAAGATGAGCATGACGCAATTCTTGCTGTATTGAAAGGTGTTGCGATTTCTGAAGTACTTAATGGTGCTGGCACAGGATCAGGTGCTACAGGTCTTGGTGGTCAATCTTTTGATAATGATCCTACAGATAAGAAATATGGCTTTTATGTTGATCTTGGTGCAGCAAAACCTGTTGTTGATGCAACTGTTTCTGTTCAAGGCGCAGCTCGTGCTGAAGGCTTTTTACAAGCTATTGGTAAAGCATTCAAAGATTATGAGCCTGAATATGCTTATTTAGTAACTTCTCCTGAAGTTTATGCATCTTTGCGTTCAGCAAATTTAGTTGATGAAATTGTTGTTGTTGATGGTAACATTAATTTCAATACTATTTTCAACGGTAAATTCCGTATAATTCAAACTCGTGCAAGCCAAGGCTTCACAACTGCTGAATTGGCTAAATTAAATACTGGTAACGGTGTTGATATTGTTGGTACTAAAACTAGCTTTATCGTATTGCCAGGTGCTATTGCTCTTGAATCATTAATGGTTCCTGATCAAGTTGAAATTTATCGTAATGCCAATTCTTATAAAGGTGGCGGTGCTACTTCTATTTGGTATCGTTGGGGTTATGTACTTGCTCCTGCAGGTTATGATTGGAACGGTTCACAAGAAAAATTCGTCAGCAATGATGAATATAAATCTGTAATTGAAGGTGGTACAGCTAAAGCTGTAACTGCAGCTACTTCTATCACTGCAAGTACAGGTACTTGGACTCGTAAAGTTGCCTCAGCTCTTTCTTTAGGTATTTTGCCAGTATTCCATTCTTAAGGATTAGCCATGGCACTCGTGAAAGGTACAAACTCTTATGCAACGATTTTAGAAGCTGATGCATATTTTTCAGATAGATTAGATGTTGCCGCATGGACTTCTGCTACTGAAGCTCAAAAGTCTCAGGCTTTAATTACAGCAACATCAATGCTAGATGATTTGGCCTGGACAGGGGTTGCTACAGACTCTTCTCAACTTCTAGCTTTTCCAAGAATAGGTTCATATTTTGATCCGAGGCTCGGTATTACAGTAGAAATTTCAAATGTACCTTTAAGAATTTTAACAGCAAGTTTACAGTTGGCATATCATTTATTAAACAATGACGGATTATTGGATGATACAGGCTCAGCTTTAGATTTAAATATTGGTGGTATTTCTCTTACAAAAATAAGGAATCCAGGAAAGATACCATCAGTGGTTAAAAGACTTATAAGACCTTTGTTATTAAACACTGCAACTAATACTTGGTGGCGGGCAAACTAATGAGTTATGCTAAAATTATTGATAACAATCTTACTCGTGCTTTTAATCTTATTAAAGATTTAGCCGATACAGCAATATTCACCAAAAAAGGTGGAGTATCTTTTGATTTTACAACTCGTGAGGTTACTAATACAACTTCTGATACTATTACTGCAAAGATAATTCTTATGGATGAGAAAAAATCTTCTAAAGATAGAAATACAAAAGAAAAACAAATAATGTTTAAAACACAAGATGTTGGTGATATCTCCTTATACACCACAGTAACAATCAATAGCGTTGTATGGAAAATAGGCTCATCAATAAAAAATGATGGATTTATTTCTGTTACAAGTATTTATTTGGAGGGATAATGGGAAAATATACAAATCTTGAAAAAGATATCTTTTCATTATTTTCAAATATTACATGGACCGAAGAAGTTATAAAGACTTTTCCATCTAATTTTGTAACTGTAAATGCGGGTGAAGAGTTTATCAGGATAAATATCTTACCGAAAGGATTTGGAATTAATTTAAATTCAACATCAGGTGTTCTATTAATAGATATATTTACACTTGCAGGAAATGGAACTAAAAGAACATCTCTTATTGCAGACAAGCTAGACTCTTATTTGGTCGGTAAATCATTATCAACAGAATCAAAAGCTGTAACACAATTTGCTAACAGCTCTTTAGATTACTCTGGAAATGATAAAGACAATCCAACCTTATTCAGAGCAACTTACTCAATCCCTTTTAATTTCTTCGGAGCTTTATAAAAATGGCACATATTTCTTCTATTGGCGCTGCAATGTTCACAGATCTTTCTGTAATCACAGGTACTGTTACTTCTGGTAAAGCAGAGTCAGCACCAACTCAACCGGCCACTAAAGATGCTACAGGTTTTCAAGCATTGTTTGTAACCGCCACTTCTATTTCAAAATATGCTAAAGTAAGTAATGTTAGAGAGTTTCCAGCTATTGGTACTCCTGCTAATATCGTTAGTGTACCTGTATACGGTCAAAAGCAAGGCCAAAGTATCGGTGGACAATCTGATGCACCATCTTTAGAAATCACAATCAACTATGTACCAAGTGATTGGGCAAAAGGAACTTCAGGTAGTACTCCTGAATCTTCTTTAGCTAACATGGTGGGTGACGGTGTTTCTCGTGTTTGGCGTTTCACTTTGTTAAATGCAGATTCAACAGCAACTGCTGGTGCTTCTTTGGGCAAATATGATTCTATTGTTGGCGGATTAGGTACTGTTCAAAACAGTCAGTACTATTTCTTCGGTAAATTAGAATCTTTATTGGTAACTCCATCATTGACTGATGCTACAACTGCAACAATTGCAATCTCTGTACAATCAGATTTCTATGGTGCTTATACAATCTAAATAAATTGATAGGGGTGTTCCTCGGTTAAGAACACTTAAACAATCGTGGCCAATAACGGTGCCCTACTTTTTAATTAAGGATAATTATGACAGACGAATTACAAAAACCATTCAGTACAAGTTATGTACTAAAAACTACGGCTAAACATATGCGTAAAAGCATTGATATTAGTATACGTAAAACATTTGAAAGAGTTAAAGAGTTTCAGCCGGACACAGACAAGGCAAAAGAAGTTTTTATAACTCTATCAATATTACATCAAATGCGTAAAAATCTTGATGATTTTCAAGCTTTGAATTCAGATAATTTTAAAGGTGAGTAATCACTCATCAATAATGGAATTATAAAATGGTCCCACAAATAAAGGTAAATAGTATGTCAGGTATTAAAAGTTTAGTAGGTCGTAAGATGACTAAGTCTGTAAAATTTATGGGCGAAGATATTAAAATCTCAAAATTGAGTGTTGCTGAAGTTATGGACATTCAAGTCAAAGCTAAAGAAATAGAATCGGATGAATCTGCGGGTCTTGCATTATTACAAACAGTGATTCGTTCAGCTGTTGAGGGTGCTGAAGATTTGGCCGATGAAGACTTTCAAACATTTCCTATGGATGAGTTATCAAAACTTTCCAATGAAATTATGAAATTTTCAGGTATTGGTGCAGATCAGGGAAAGTAATTCTCACTGATGAAGATTTGGCAATTTATGAATTAGCATTTCATTTACATCTTCCGATATATAAACTAGAATCTGAAATGACATATGAAGAACTTCTAGGTTGGTTTTCATATTTTGAACAAAGGCCTGTGGGTTGGCGTGAGGACGACAGGACAATGAAGTATTTACAAACACAAGGCGTTAAAGAAAAACCTTGGAATATATTTGCTTCACTTGACCCTATCTATAATCGCAACAAATCTGAAGGATTTAATGTTTCAAACTTTAAACATTCTGGATTATTTCAAAAGCTTTTGGGAGCTGGTGGAGGAGACAGATTAGATTTATGATTAAAATAAAAAAGAATTTAAATTTTAAAAAAGAAATAGATGAACAAGCAAATCTTGCCAAAGATATCATAGTGAAAAAGCTCATTAAAGATTTGAAAGAAGAAACACCTGTAGATTCGGGTGCAGCAAGAGATGGGTGGAAATATACTGGAACTTCAATTATAAATAAAATTCCATATATTGATGATTTAAATAGAGGAACTTCAAAACAAGCGCCTTCTTATTTCATTGAAAAGACTCTTCTGAAAAGTTTAGCAGTAAAACCAAACGGTGTAATTGTTAGTAACTTATAATTTAACAATACCCCACTTGTAATTGAGTGGGGTTTTAAACAAGGATATTTATGTCTGGTATTATAATTGATGTAAACGCCAAAACTGCGCAAGCTGAAAAAGACTTACAAAGTATAAATAAGTCGATTAAAAATATCGAGACAAGTACCAAAGGAGTTTCAGATTCTCTCAAACAAATGTTTGTCAGTATCGGAGGTTTAGCTGCGCTGGGTGGTTCATTGGCGTACGTAAAGAACATTTCAACAGAGTTTAAACAACTTGAGAATAAAATAGCAACAGTTACAGGTAGAACAAAAGAACTTGTTGCGGTACAAACAGGACTCTTAGATATCGCAAAGGCGACAAGAGGTTCTGTTGCAAACACTGTACAAACATATACAACATTCGGTAGAGCTTTAAAAAATACTCATCAATCTTCTCGAGATATTTTGACAGTAACAAAAGCGATACAACAATCATTTGCAATCTCAGGAACTGCGGCAGAATCTGCGAACAGCGCCATTATCCAACTGGGTCAAGGTTTATCTTCAGGCACATTAAGAGGAGATGAATTTAACAGTGTAATGGAACAAGCCCCTGGATTGATTGAAGCAATTACAAAAGAATTAAAAGTTACGCAAGGTGAATTGCGTGCAATGGCTGCGGAAGGCAAGGTTACGGGAGATATTGTTTTTAAATCTCTACTTGCACAGGCCTCGAACATTAATAAAGAATTTTCAGTGTTAGCTCCGACTCTAGCAGAAGCATCACAAGCAACAGCACAAGCTTTTAAAGTACTTGTCAACGAACTTGATAAGGGCGTTGGCTTAACAGATGCCATGGGTTTGAGATCTTTCAACATTGCAAGAAAAATAGAAGAAGCATCAAAAGGTGCTTTCGAATTCGGTATAAATATCGCATTGGCCTATTATGAATTAAAGGCAAAAATTTTAGGGATTGTTGGTGAAATAAAACAATCCTTCAACACAATAAAGAATAGCGTAATACAAGCTTTCCCTCCAAATTTGATCGATAATCTTTTGGCTAAAGACTTTGGAAAGGTTCTATCTCAGCTCAAAGATTTATTCATATCGGTATTTAATTCGATTTCAGGTGAAGTTGGAAGAATTTCCAAAGAGATCTTTTATAAGATGTCAGGTAAGACTGAATTTGTGATGATACTGTTAAGTATACGTTCTTTCGCAGTTGCTGTTATCGATATGTTTAAAGATCTTTTCAAAATAGTCACTGGCAGTGACGGTTGGACAGGATTGGTTGACACTATTACAGGAACTTCCAATAACCTTTGGTCTTTGACCGTTGCAGGATTTACTCGTTTTAAGGATAACTTTATTAACCTATTCGAAGATATTCTCGATAAGGTTAAAGTTACCTATGGAAAGATAATAGAATTCTTTAAAGAATTAGTTTCTGGAGTTTTTGAAGGAGACTTTTCTTCCAAATTTAGTTTCACGGTGGATATTGATAAAGCTGTAGCAAATATAAAACAAGCATATGAAACAATAAAAGCTAAGATATTTAAAACCACGGAATTTCCGCTGCCTGTACAAGCTGGAGTTCTCGAGGCACCTCCAAGTCTTATGGAAAGGCTCATCAGCAGTGTAAACAATAATGCTACTTTAAATTCTGTATTGAGCACATTGGATACTTTCGGTAAAAAGGTTATTGATATATTTTATCAAATCTATGACCAAGTAATTGGACACTCATGGTGGACGGATACTATAGGAGAAGTCGTAGGAACATCGAATACTCTTTGGTCAAAAGTTTCTTCAGGATTGATAGCTTTCAAAGCAAATATTATAGGAATCTTTAAAACAATCCACGATACCATAGCACCTTACGCAGAAGGGTTGAGTGGTTTATTTGAAAGTATTTCGAGCAAAGGTCCAACCAGTTTTAAAGTAAATATTGATTTTGATAAGATACAAACAGACTTTTTATCATTCATTGAAAAGGTCAAAGGTAATATGTCTGAGTTGGGGGATAAGTTTCCTTCAATATTAAAGACCGTAACTTACGGTTTGGGCTTTCTTCTTGTTAAGAATTTGTTTCCTGTTCCTGCGATTGAGGGTGCTTTGTTGGCTGCTTTCGCAACAAGTGGTGTATTTCTTTTAGATAACTTATCTCAAGTATTGACCGATAGAGGTTTGTTATCAGCGCTCGGCAAAACATTGGGCGAAGGTGCTGTGTATTTTGCAAAGACTTTCATTGCCGAAATTCCAAACATCTTAAGCTCTTTACTGGGTTTGATAACTTCCTTCACTGAAGGTTTCTTAACCAACTTACCGATAATCGGTGGTGCAATAAAGGCTCTCTTCAGTTTCTCAGATATGTTCGGTTTAAGCGGTATACTCGGTCTTGTCGGTACAGTACTGTTCGGAACAGGAGTTGTATCCCTGCTCAAAGGCTTCGGTATTATTGAAAGTGCAGCAATGTTATTCGGAACAAAGATGACAAAGCTAGCAACATTTTTCATGGGCAAGGGCGGATTAGTTTCCTCGGCTCTTTTTGGTGGTCCAAATACTGTAAGGATAGTTGCGACGTTACTGAGTGTCATTGATGCTTTTGGTGGGTTCAGATCTTTATTTGATGACTCGACAATAGGACATACAATCGCTCAAGGTGGGTTATTCTATCTGATGCTGACAGGTAAAACAGGTCTTTCAAATATTGTCGGTAACTTCCGTACATCTGTATTGGAACCGATAACATCAGGAATCCACAGGACTCTTAAAGATTTTGAAAAGCTTGGACCGAAACAATCAGATTTGTTCGGCAAGACACCGTTTCCTCCTTCAGGTCAAGTGGATATGTTTGGAGCATCGGGCGGAAAAGCTGATATGCGTTCCATGAAAATAGATTCATTACGTATTGCACGTTCAAAGATAGATGATTTTATCGGATTTGCTTCGACAAAATTTCAAGCCTTTGATGTAGGGGTTAATGCGTTTGTCAACAAGACAGCATCTTCGACCAAACAAATGTTTTCAACAATTGCTCAAGCGTCTTCAACAGCATTGAGTACAGGAAATTTCAAAGGTGCCTTAGCTTCAATAACTTCAGCAAGTAGTGCTTTCATAACTTCCATGACAACAATGGGCGGTACTCAAGGTGCTATCGGTAGATTGGTGTTCGGTAAAGTCGGCATGCTCACTTGGCTTGCTTTGTTGGCCATTTTCTTTGCAAAGTCGGCTTCCGCCAGTGATGAGTTTCACAGTAAATTGGAAGTTAAGAAAAACCCTTTCGATCAGATAAAGGGGTATTTCGGTGAATTGAACTTAGGATTTAAAGAAGGTTGGGGACAAAACGTAGTCTACGGTACACTTGCGATTGCTGCCATAACTGCGGCAATAGTTGTTTTTAAGTCGATAGCATCAAATGTATTTTCTATTGAAGTTCCAAAAGCTGTCGGAATAGGTGCGGCAAAATCTGCAGTAAGTTTTTCTGAAATGCTTTCATTACTTGTGACAAGATCTAAAATGGCAGGTATCGGCATTACAGCTGCATTGAGTAGTGTTGCTGCCACAACAGCACCTATCTTAGGAAGTGCCGTTACAAAACTCGGTTCATTTACAGGCTCAATCGTTAAGGCTTTCAGCGGTATCGGTGTGATTGCTGGCGGTGCATTTTTGGGAGCAATTGCCGGAAGAATGATGGGCGGTAATGAGCTTGCCTCGATAGGTTTTGCGATGGGCGGTATGCTTGCGTTCAGTATGGCAAGTGCAATCACATCTGCTGTATCAGCCTTTCTGATCGGCTTGGGTGTCACACTTTCGGGCGTGGGGTTGTTTGCTATCGGTGCTGCGGTTGTCGGTGCAATAGGTTTATGGTTATTCGGAGATTCAGGAAACTTGTTCACTGAATTGGATCTTGTGATCGATAAGTTGAAAGAAATTTCAGGTTTCGGGAAAGATAAGACATTATCATCAACAACAGGACTCTCGAAAGAAGCTGAAGCTTTAGCAAAAAGTTTACCTTTGGAATTGAAATATAATTTGGAAGATATAAATTTTGAGTTATTGTCCGACCGAGAGAAAGAAAGAACTAAAGATGCAATAAAAGAACTTCAAGATGCCTTGGACTCTGCGGCAAAAGATTTTGAAAAAGGTCTTCAACCGACACCTGAAACAGTAAACACAATAACCGCATTGGCAAAACGGGCTAATCTGTTGGGTGAAAAAGCTTCCGCAAAAACACAAGTGGATGCCACAAATCTTCCGAAAAGTCTGTTACAACTCAGGAATATGGATCCGACCGATACATTCGGGAAGGTTGAAAAATATATTAAGCAATCCGCCATTTCTTTACAATATTATAATCAAGTTGCCGGACAAACAGTGTTGTCTTGGTTTGCGATGACAGATGCATCGAAAGAATATTTTGCCGGAAGAAAGAGAGGATTGGCGGAAGATGTTGCCGCAGGAAAGTTCACTATCGGAGGACAAGCTCCAAGTGAACGCGAAAGCGCTTTAATGTTCCAACTTGCACAGTTAAAAGAGCTGACCATTGATCCCTCAATCGAAAGAGACTTGAACAGACTTACTGACGCTTATTATAATTTATTTAAAGAAGTTGAAGTGTCCAAGATAGGTGAATCTGTAACCAGACTTAAAGCACCGTTGGAAGAGGTTACAACTGCATTCTTGAATCAAATTGAAGCTCAACTACGTTGGGCAAGATTGAATGATGCACAAACCAAGGGCATTGACAAGTTTCAGAAAAGACTATTATCCATTTCAGCTAATTTTAAGAAACTTGATATAACTTTCGATGCAAGTAAAATGCTTATCAAAGATGATGAGACTTTGAATAGACTTGACATGTTATCGAAGGAAGCGAAAAGACTTGCTGAGCAATGGCTTAAGACTGCGGGTACCGCTGAACAAAATAAAGTGTTACTTCAAATCGAAGAAGTCAAAACTCTTATTACAAGATATTCCACCGAGATAGTCGGCTTGGACAATACAAGAAAACAATTTAAACTTGTTGAGTTGGCCGCCAAAATCGGTATCACAGGTATCACTGAAGAAATGGCATTGACATTCTCGGACGCTGAAGCAGATGCTTATTTTCAAAAATGGAATGCTTTGTTCTTGAGGATGGAAGACCTAAAAACCAAGGCTGTTAAAGACTTAAATACGATCGGCACTTCTTTGTTCATTTCTCAAGATGCCTTGCAATCAAGTCAAATGGATTTTCAACCCAGACTGGGTACTTTGGAAGATATGTGGGGGATACAAAAAGGAGACTACTTACCCGCATCGAAAGCCAACTTAGCTGAACAAAAGAAGCTTCAAGAAGAGCTTGATACAAATGCCGCCAAAGGTGCAGCAAGCACACTTGCTCTTAAGGCTCAAGCTGAAAAAGCCAATGTCGGTCTTTATGATGCTGTCGGCAGAGTTGGTCTTGATACCGCCACAGCCACAATTACTCAGATTAACAAACTCAAACAGAGTATTATTGACTTTGAGAAAGAAAATAAGAATCTTGAAGCAATTCCGGGTATTGAAGAACAAATAAATCAACTTCAAACATCTCTGAAGAAACTTGACCCTGAAACATTCAGTAACTTGATCGGTCGACTCGGTTTAAATCTGGCACCACAAGATATCCAATTGTTAAGCCCCTCTGCATATGATAGTATATTGGCCGCAGGAAATGCCGTCAGATTACTTGATATGCAAGTCGAGGAAGCTAAAGATAAATTATCTAAAACAGAGCTTGATGCTATTATTAAAAAGAAAATGGAACTTGTTGAAAGTGCCATGATCAGTGCAAGTGAAGTTGCGTATTCTACAGGAGATAAGATCAAACAAGCTTTATCAGATTTTGGCATATCATCGGCTGAACAAATAAGTTTACTTCCTGACAATGCAATACAAGATTTACTTGATACTCAAAAAAGCATAGGTGTTCTTAAAGCTGAATTGGCTAAACCGACTGACTTGAAAACATTTAAAGATCTTAATCATGAACTTGACCTTATTGAGAAACAAGGGAAAAGTATTGTCGATGAATATGGTTCTTTGGAAACTGTTATTGGAAATATTAATAGTATTTTCAAAACAAATCTTTCTTTGATAGACTTGTCAAATTTTTCAACAGGATTTATAGCGGCAATAAAAGATACAGCTGAAGAACTTAAGCTTGAATTACAATCAGCAATTAATAGTGGCGAATTGACCGATGCAACAAGAAATCTTTTAGCTAAAATGAAAGAGATTATGTTACAGGGTGAGTTTATTTCTATATTTTCGGACTTAGGTAAAAGCTTAGAATCGGCTCTTGTCGGTGGTGCCAAAGCGGGTTTTGATAAGTTTAAAAGTATCTATGCTGATAGTCAAGCATCGTTCAGACAATATGCAATGTTGCCTCCAGAAGCAAGACGTGAACTTACTCAAAAAGCAAGTTATCAAGAAGCTTTTCAAAAAGCATCAAACTTACAACTTACTCCTGAGCAAGCTGATATTCTTAACCGAGTAGGTAAAGGTGAAGATATTCAAAAAGTTATGGAAGACTTTCAAACACAATTTAAAGGTATATTGGACGACAAAAATCCATTGGTTGTTTCTCAAGATAATTTAAAAGAGTCTGTTGACGCTCTTAAAGAGTCTTTTGATAAATCGGTTGTTGATACTACAAAAACTCCTGAAATAGGAAAAGATATAGTTTCAAAAATTAATGGCGGATTGAATTCTGAAAATGTTCCGAATTTACTTGCCAAACCCAAGTCTGATAAAAAGATTGGTGAGTTGTCTTCGGAAACTTTATTGAGTGGTGAATTGGCCGCCAAAAAGAGAGATTATGAAATAATAGGTAAGCTACTGGCCAAGAGTAATTTCAAAGGTGTTTTGGATGCTGCTGATGGTTTTGGTGAAGAGGTTAAGAATCTGGCAAGTAAATCTCAGCTTGAACAAGCGGCAAAAATCAAAATGAAGCTGTCGGAACTCCAAGTTAAACTTGAAGAAGCAAGATCAAAAGGTTTTGATACTGTAAATTTGCAAAAGAAAATTGACAATTATACCGATGAACTGGGTAGAATACCTTATGCTATTGACTATCTGCGTAATGCTATAAGAGAAGCCGGTGTAAATATGAGAGATACTGTTGATACAACATTCAGAGGAGCTTTTACCGATCTGTTAAAAGGTAAAGCTGCTGAAGGTGAATCTGCATTTTCAACATTCACAAGTACTCTTATGGAAGGTATAAGCAATTCTGTTGTGGATACTTTTGCCAAAGGAATAACCGATAGGATAACTGGACCCGGAAGCTTAATTGCAGATGCTGCTCAATCAATGGGCGAAGGTATATATAACATATTTGGTAATGTTCTTGATGGATTGGGTTCAATGTTTTCAAGTGAATCTTCATCAAAAAGTGGCGGTATATTGGATTCAATAACAGGATTCTTTTCAAATATATTTTCCACATCCACATCGAAAGCGACTGCAGGGCAACCTGTGGGTGGTGGCTTCGGTGGCGGTGCAAGTGGTGGTCTTTTTGGCGGTCTGTCGGGCATTTTTGGTGGTGGCGATACTGGAGGCATGGGTGGCTCAAATGGTTGCTGTTGCGACACAGGGACTGCAGGTGCGCTTGGAAAAGCTGGTGATTTGTTTAAAGGTGCTAATGGTGGATTAAATTCTGAAGGTATACCAAATCTACTTGCCAGACCTGATGAAAGCATGTTCAGCGGTATCACAGATTCTTTGACTAAAACATTTTCAGGATTGTTTGGAGAAAATGGAACTATAGGCAAACTGCTTGATGGTTTTGGCGGCAATCTCATGGACATTTTTGGTGGTCTTTGGGACAGTCTTTCAGGCCTTTTTAGCGGAGGTAGTTCAGGAGGTGGTCTTAGTGGCCTTGCTGGTATAGGTGCTCTGTTTCTTGCCGATGGTGGTGTTGCTGGACAGGTAAAAGGAAAAGGTACAGGAACTTCAGATTCAATACCTGCTATGCTATCCAATGGTGAATTTATCGTCAATGCAAAATCAACCAGAGAAAATTTGAAGTTATTGACAACTATAAATTCAGGTAGAATAAAGAAACTTGCTCAAGGTGGACTAGCTGATAACATCAATATGCCGAGCATAGCTCCAATAAACAGCTCAAGCATGATGACTAATCCAACAAACTTGGAACCGATGAAATCAAACATTGGTAACTCGGGTAATAATCAGACAATAAACTTATCAATTACAGGCGATATATCTCGTCAAACAAAATCGGAAATTTACAAAATGTTGCCGGTCATCGCCAATGGTGTAAATATGCAAAATAAAGAAAAAGGATATAAAGGATAATTTATATGTCGTACGGTATCTATGAAAACGGAAAAGTTATTGCAGCTTTCGTTGCTCCAATGAAAGTCATTAGCAATAAGCCAGTTTTTGTTTCAGATACCCTTTCTCTAAAAAGAGCAACATATGCAAGAACAGCTCAACGGTGGGAGATAGAAAGTAATCTAGAACCCCTCGTTGATTCTGCCAATGACTTGTTTGTAAATTTAGTAACAAAGGGTTTAACTGAAACAGTAACAATTTTAATGCCTCAAAATTATGGGGTTATAAAAAAGAGAACATCAACAGCAACACCCACAGCTGTTCAAGCAAGTAAGAATTCAAACAATGTTACAGTGACAGGTAATAATGGATTAATACCGAAAGGTACTTTTATTAAGTTTGCCAATCATAGTAAAATATATATGTTGACAGAAGATTTTAAAAGTACTTCTTCAGCTTCTATGTATATTTATCCAAACCTTGTTGCCACTGTAAATGAAACTTTTAAATATTTAGATGATGTTCTTATGTCTGGATACTATGATACAACCAATATCGTTGGTATGTCATATACAGATGGTATAATGATGGACATGGGTTCTGTAAAAATAGTGGAGAAATTATAATGTTGCCGTTCAGTACTAATATGCAAACAGTATTAAATTTTGGCCATATTGAAGGTTTTTATTTATTAAGAGTTGTTGACAGCACAGGTATTGTCATATTCTCAAGTACTACTCACTATACAGATATAACACTATCAAACGGTAATACGTATTATTTCGATGGAAAAATAATAGCCGTTGATCCTCCACAATTGTCATCAACAGTTGATAGAGAACAATATAAAATAGTGTTGACTGATCCTTCATTTGCACTTTCTTCAAAACTTGATTCAAATCTAATCGGTAAACAACTTGAAACACGAATAGGTTTTGTCGATTCAGATAGTTCGCTATCCAATACAAATTATGGAAAACCATATACAAATGTGGAAGACACTTTTATTATTTATAAAGGATTAATAGAAGCAGCCGCATATGAAATAGACACAAATACAATAGGTGAATCAAAAATTGCAATAAGCGGAGCAAGTCCATTATTAAGCTTAGATCAGAAAAATGGAATATATTTAAGTAAAGACTATATACGTAAAAATTCGCCAACAGATACCTCTTGTGATCAAATTTATCAAGGGTCTTTAGGCCTTGTATTAAAATGGGGTAGAACATAAAATGACAATAGCTGTCTTTGCAATTATAAAAACAATAATCACAATTATCGAAATAGTTATGGTATTAACATCTATAGCTATGACAATTGTTCAGTTAACAGCTTCAGCTAAAAAAGGCAAGGGTGCAAGCCAATCAGCTCAAGATTCTAAGAAAGGTTTTGAAGTAGTTGTTGAAGGCCAGCCAGATTATATAGGTAAGGTATATGGAAGAGCTAAAGTTGGTGGTACACGAGTTTATCACAATGTATGTAGTGATTTCAAATATGTAAGCCCTGAAGCTGATCAAGTTTATCAAACAGCCACACACGCAACAGCCGGAGGAACTTTTTCAAAAATAAAGTATAATGTTGCCGGTGATTTGTATAATGAAGTAACAAACTATAGTACTCAAGATGACGGATCATTGTCAAAAGATATTAAAGGACATAATAAAAATGAATTTTTATTCTTTCAACAAATACTTTGTCAAGGACCGATAAATAACATCATTGACGTAATTATTGATGAAAGCCGTTATTTGGATGATCCTAATATTGGGGACTATGTAAGAAGAACGGAAACTTCATCAAGTGATGGTACAACCTCTGTTGAGTGGAAAAAGGCTCATGCGGCAATGAGAATAAATACATTCAATTCAGGTGGAAAGGTTGATAAACTCATTGCGGCAAATTTTTCTGACAGAGCCAACGCCAGTTTTGATAATATGGCTTATATTACTGCAGTTGTACGTCTTGACAGAGAAGCTCCTCAATTCTCATCGGTACCTTCTTTACAATTTTTAATTGAAGGTTCATTGGTAAGAACAGTCAGCAGTGTAATAGTTGGAGGTGTATCAACCCCAACATTATCAAGTCTTGTAGAGTATAGTGCAAATCCTACAGGATGGATATACTCAAATAATCCTGCATGGTGTTTATTAGACTATTTATTAGATAAAAGAATAGGTAAAGGGCTTTCTCCCTCAGACATTGACTTAGGTTCTTTTCAACTTGCGGCAGCTGTTTGTGCAAAGCCTGTTCAAACAAATGCTGTGGTTGCAGGTAAATTTTATAAACCTACAGATGGTTCTCGCAATATTGATACAGTTACTGTACCACTGTATGAATGTAACATAATCATAGACCCTAAAAGAACTATAAGAGAAAATATAGAGGCTATTCTCGAAACAATGGCGGATGCTCGTTTAATATGGTCGAATGGAAAATATAAACTAAATCTACAATATGTAACTCAAAATTCTGATTTACTTATTGCTGCAACATTGACTGATGATGATTTAGTGCTTACTCAAAATGTTACAATTGCTTGGCCTTCCGCTTCTCAAAGATTAAATTTTTGTACTGTAAGATATCATACAGAATTTGATAATTTTAAAGAAGATTCTGTATCATGGCCTCCAAAATATACAACTTCTTATATGAAAGGTGTTGGCGGAAAGAGATATACACCAACGGCAGGCTCTTTTGCAAATTCAGCTGGTCGTGGTAGATTGCTTAATGACTATGGTGTTTGGTCAGGTGGTTCTCCAACAACTTTGAATTATAAGCTATTAGTTCCAAAAGAAAAAGCTGGTACATACACGCTTTCTTGTGGTGTACAAAAGTCAATGGTATTGACTATAACAGATAGTTCAAATCAAGCGTTGTCAATGGGTTATACTCCTGAATCCGCTCTTGATATGAGTTTGTTCAATAATAATGTAAATCTTAATAGTCTTGGTTCAACAACACCCGTTACTGTCACAAATGCGAATATACCTGAAGGAAGTGGTCTTCGTAAGTATACTGTAGTTTTAGGGACAGCTTTGACGGATCAGATATATAGCATATCAATCACAGCCACAGGTGGAACAGGTATAAGATCTGTTGCAGCTAAGCTGGAAAATACAACAAACATATTGTGGACAACAAGAGATGTTGCGTATGATGCTTATGTTTTACAAAGCACCAATTCAGGCGTATATGACACAATGCTGGGTGAAGATAATGGTGTTAAGTTAGAATTTGAAATGTTCTCTGAAGGTATTTCTGATCCTTATCATGCCATGGCAAAAGCTGAAGAGCTGGTAAGAACCAGTAGATCTGCATTTTCAATATCTTTTAAATACTTAGTTACAAAAATGTATTTAGAGCCTGGTGATTATGTTAAAATTCAAAGTGAAAGTTTATATATAGGTTCCACAACAAATCCTTTAATTATTAGAATTAATTCTATAAAAATGATTGAAGGCAATGAATGTGAAGTCACTGCAAGTCGTTTTGATTATACACAACTGGCTTGGAGTGTTAAAGACGATGTTTATACATTGCCACCTAATGTTTATACAACATTGCTTGCACCTCCTGAATGGTTATTGTATGTACATACAGCAGAGAACTTGGCAAATTCTTCAGGCACACTTACTTGGCCTCTTGCACCTTTAGCTGATGAGTACGTTTTATACACTCATACTGCAGAAGATCCTATTGATGCTGATACAGGTTTACCTATATTCAGAGAAATTGGAAGAGCATCGAAAGATTCAACAACATTTAATTTACCACAAATGAGTACTTTAAGTGCTTATTTTGGAATAAAATCTTTTTATAATGGTTCTTATTCTGATATGACTTATACAAGTACTGACGCTCCAGTATTACTTGCCGATACTTCATATGAAATTACAGGTCTAGTTTTTACTTATAATAGCCCAGGTGCTAATCAAGTATCTTGGTCTTCTTTTACAGTTACATTAAACGGAGTTACTGTTAAGACAGTGGCTACAGGATATGCGACTTGGTCTTTACTTGATCTTTATATATACTACGATCCAATAGCCAATGTTGTAAAATCAACAACAAATATTAATATTGCTTACCAGGGCAAATTATTGTTAATATATAAAGGTGGAAGTGATGGTATTGTGGAAACTTCAGACTTATTACCACCAATCAATTTTTATGTAAAAGGTACAATAGGCAATATTTTTGCAACGAAAGATTTAGATCTTACTTGGGACTATAATCCTGCAAATAATTTGAAAAAATCTACAATTGCTTATTACTTGTTGGCAGTTATTAATCCCGATACAAATGTTGTTATGACAACAGCACGAATTGAATTGGATACATTAAAGGGTGGAGCTTATACATTTACATATGCAGACAATACAGCTTCTTTCGGTACTGCCAAAAGATCTTTTATTGTTAAATTATATAGTGTAAGTACAACAGGAGCTTTATCAGATTCAACTTCATTAAATGTAAATAACCCTGCAATAGCTGCAATAAATTGGTCTATATCAGCAGTATTTAAAAGTGTGGTTGTTACTTTAACGCCTACAACTCAAAGTGATTTAGCTGAATATATTGTTTTCAGAGGACTTACCGCCAATTTTGCGGTAAACGGTACTGTTGATTTATTGGCTTCTAATATTGTATATCGTGGTACACAAACTTATATAAATATTGATGCTGAAACCAGTAAAACATATTATTATGTGGTTGCTGCCATTGATACTTTTGGCACAGTTGGTGCAATATTATCAAGCAGTGTAGCTGCATCTGCAATACCGATAGATCCTGATACATATGTATATACAGGCTTGAGTTTTATCGCAAACCATAATGGACCGCAATCGGTAACAAATGGTGTTGATTCCGGTTATTTATTAAATAGTGTATATTGGACAGCTGCAACAGCTTCTAAGAATGGTGAAACAGCTACAACAATAAATAGTGGTACTGCAGTATGGACAACAGGAACATTATATATTTACTATATTCCCGGGAACAGTACATTACAAACCAACACATCATTAGTTGCGGCAATAAATGCAAACGGAAGAGTTCTTGCAACGTATAAAGGTGGTGCGGATGTCACAAGCGATGCCGGTAAATCTTTTATTTCAGGAGATCAAATACTCACTGGAAGTATTGGTGCAAATGCTTTAGTCACAAATACGGCAATAATAACCAATGTGGCTCAGTTTGGAAATATTCTTCAAAGTGATGGGTATGCAAATACTACAGGATCTTATGCAGGATGGCGAATTGATAAAACAGGTTGGGCGCAATTTAATAATATAACTATTAAAGATAGTTCTGGTAATACGCTGATGAGTTCAAGTGGTGGTGTAGTATTAAATGCTGCTGATCAGGCTGCACTGGAAGCTGCACAAGCTGCCGCTGATGCCGCACAATTAACAGCAACTAACGCTCAAACAGCAGCAAATACAGCCCAAACAGCTGCTAATAATGCTGCAACTAATGCAACCACCGCAAACACTGAATTGGCAAGTCTTGTAACGGATAATAAATTAAGTCCTATTGAAAAGCAAGTTTTAATAAGAGATGTTGATGCTATAACTGGAGAATATACGGGAATATATAACAAAGGAGTTTCTGTAAATTCAACATTGGTTACAGCTTACACAACTGCTTATAATGCTTTAAATACATATTTGGCGACTTTAACTTCAGCTGTTTTATGGAATAATATAAGTGGTTATACAACTGTAGTCAGAGCAACATTCAAAACAAAATTTAGTGATTATTATACAGCACGTCAAAATCTTTTGAATGATATTACTGCAATTGCTCAAGCGGCCGCGGCCACAGCTCAATCATCGGCCAATACTGCTTCAACAGCGGCAGGCAATGCACAAACAACTGCTAATAATGCTGCAGCAGCAGCAGGCGTTGCTCAAACAAATGCAAATAATGCAAATACAACTTTAAGCGATATAACCACAGATACAAAATTAAGTATACCTGAAAAACAAATTGTAATAAGACTGGTTGCTGATATTGTAAATGAAAAAACAGATATAACAGCTAAAGGTACAGCTTTAAGCGCCACTTTAATTACTGCTTACAATACTGCTTATACAGCCTTAATAACTACTTATTTGGCAGGAAATCTTACTGTAGGTTCTGGAACAACTGCATCAGGTGTGACAAAATCATGGAATGATGTGAGTGGTGCGACAACAATTGTAAGATTAACATTCAAAACAAATTTTAATAATTATTATACAGCTCGTCAAAATCTTTTGAATGAAATTTCGGCAATTGCAGCAACCAAGGCAAGTTGGTCAGAAGTATCCGGTACAGGAAAGCCTCAAGATTATGCAACATACGGAGCTTATCTCGGAGATACTGTAACGGGTGATGGAGGAAATACAACAGGAAAAATAAATGGTAATATACAAATTGCAAATGCCTCAATTCAGACATTGCAAGTGGCAGGTGATGCCATAACTGCCATGGAATCTGTATTTCCTTTCCATTATTTTCTACCGGTGACTATAGATACAACACCTATAAATTCAAGCGTATCAGTTGATGGTCAGATTGGACCTATAGTTGTTATTGCAACATTACCTATTGCTGTTGTCAGCCTTTCAACAAAAAGAATTATAAATTTTTCTTGTGTTGCCACAATTTTTGATCAGGCCGGTGCCATTAACTTTTATGTATCAGACGGTATACAAAGCTCAAATATTTTTAAATTTACTGTGAATAATAGTTTAGCTATATACAATGCTGACAGGGATGGTACACGTAGAACTTCTTCAATTACTTCAATGAGTTTCACAACGGCACTGACAATTCCCGAAAGTACTGCCAGAACTTTATATATTTATGCTTATTTGGAAACAGGTCGTTATGATGGAACTACCAACTGGAAATTTACTTATCCTCCAAAATTGTCAAGTATTTCATTAACATCAGTGACAGGGAAACGATAATGAATGATTATACTTTTTATGATATTAACGGTAAAATCGTGTTTACTTATTCAGGCCAATGTATTTCTGAAATGTCAAGAATACATCCTGAGTTATCTTTTATAATTGGAATTTATGATTTTGAAAAATATTACATTTTAAATGATAACCCAATTGAAAGACCTGTTCAAGATACTAAACTTTCAAAGAAGATATTGAATGCTGATGGAATTGATGAAATTTTAATAACGGATGCTCCAAATGGTATGTTCTCAGCTTTCACTGAAGATTATTCCATAAATGGTGAAATAAATGGTAATGATGCATTTTCCACAAATATTGTTGGAAGTTATGGCATCAGTATTGTTGCTTTCCCTTATTTGGACTTTTATGAAATTATTGAGGCAATATAATGGCATTTAGAATAATTAAGCCTATTGAAGAACAAAAGACTGAAGCAATAACTAAAATAAAACAGTTGTCGAGTGATAGAATATTATCAAATTATCCAATATATCGACAACTAAATATAAGCCGATTACCATATTCAGAAGAAGCGATTTTGATGTTTTCATTGATTGATGGTATCCGAAACGCTTCGAATACGGCTGAATCGGGAATAAACTCCGCCACAACTATCACTGAAATAAGAGGTATTGTGTCCGGATTTTGAAAGAATTTAGATAGTAATGTCTAAAGCGACACAGCGCAACTGTGTATGTAGTAAGAAATAGGAGACCAATATGGTTGATCCAAATGAAGATACAGGTAGCATGCCTGAAAATACAATCGCTAAAGAAATCAAAACTATTTTAAAATCAATCGGAGAAAGTAACATGGGTAATTTATTGGGTGGTGCGGGTGCAGGTTCTGACGGTCTAGGCGGTGGAGTATTATTGGGTTTGCTTTTGGGCAGATCAGGTATACTCGGAGGTGAAGGTAATGTTGCCAGCGGTTCAGCGGCCATAGATGCTGCGGTTGCGGCAGCTCTGGCTTCAGCCAATCAAGCCAATAACAACTCAATGCTACTTTTGAAGGATATTCAAGACAGTTCACAGCAAGTTATAAACAACGTAACCGCAGGAACACAAACTGTTCTTACCACTTCACTTCAAGGTCAAATTGCGAATCTTCAAGGTCAA